GGAATTTGAAGAGAAAACTCTTTTAGTAGGTCGTGCTTTAGAAATTGCTAGAAAGGAGCATGACGAGATTATACATTTAATGGAACTACGAAAACGGGCAGAAATAGATTACGAAGCCGCCAAAAGAGGTGGTAGTTTTAGCTCCGGTTTTATTGAGCAAACCCGAAAGATGGGTAGGGAAATGAAAACTATGGGTGAGACGGGCATGGAGGTTGCAGACTTACTTAGAGATAGTTTTGCGGATGCTTTGGCTAGCACAATTCGTAATGCCAAAGATTTCAAAGACATTATGTTGAGTATGTTGCGATCTGTAGAGTCCGCTTTAATCAATATGGCCGCTCAGATGATTGTTAATCAAATGTTCGCTAGTGTTATAGGCGGTGCGATGGGGGGTGCATTTGGCGGTGCGGGAGCTGGTGCGGGGGCAGGCGCTGGTGCTGCGGGCGCAGGGTCGTCAGGGGGGTTTGGCGGGTCTATGACAGGTACCGGCTTAGTTGGTATGTCCCATGCCGGAGGCATGGTTGGTAGTTCAGGAACAAAAACTCTCGCTTCATCTTTATCTTTCCTCGGTGCACCGAGACTTCACGGGGGTTTAGCTAGTAATGAAACCGCCGCGATACTAGAACAAGGTGAAGTTGTTTTAAGCAAGAGTAATGTTGCTTCATTAAAAGATGATAGTGGTGGGTCCCGTAAAACAGGTCCTTCCGGTCGAGGCAGATCGGGGGTCAATGTTAATTTTACTGTTAACGCAATAGATAGTAAAAGCGTGTTGGGGGCTTTGGCACCTATCAAAAAGGAAATAACGAACATGGTTCAAGCAGCTATGCGAGATAATCATACTATGAGAAGGAGCTAATTTATGAATTTAGTAATTAACGATTATTTAGGCGTGAAAGCTTCGCACCCTATTTCAAAAATAAACAACTGGTTTACAGATGTTGTTAAATACGACAGTGGTAAGGAACAACGTAACCAAACTAGAGAATCTCCTACAAGAACATGGTTGGTGGGGTGGAGTATCTTAACCGAAACTCAACGAAATGCGGCTATAGAAGTTTACAACAGGGCGAAGGGAAGATTTGACACGTTTCAATTCAGGGACCCCCAAGAAGAAACAGGCGTTTCTACAGAAACTGCTGTTGCGTATACCGCGGACGCGGCCGACGGTACTTTGGAAACCTTTACTGTAACGGGTGATATCGCTTCTGTATTTAAATCTGGTGTTAAGTTCGAAATAACAGGTGGTGTTAACGACGGAGACTGGGTTTGTGATGGTGACGCTGTCAGCGACGGAATCGATACAACCGTAACTGTTACTGCTACCCCTGTAACCACCGCAGTAAACGCTACATTATTAATACAAGATTTTCAGTTAAATCACACGTATTATTCAGGAGAAGCCGAAGCGTGGTCTGAAAACCGTAATGAAATACAGTATTTTCCGATAGTGGGTGTTAGTATAGCGAACGATACTATAACTGTTGCAGGTTCCCATCTTGATTCGTTAGAAGCTGGAACGTTATTTATCATCACAGACTCTACAGGAAATGACGAAAATTGGGTTGTTAGTACGGTAGAGAGGTCAGGAACGAACACTCTCGTTACTGTAACCGGAAACATCACTGACGCCACTGTTGACGGAACCGTTGTGATACTAAATGTTATTTCTAATGCTGTTGAAATGACGCCGGGTGTTGATTACGAGGTAGACGAACACACGGGTATAGTACAATTTTTGAACAACCGATCTCCTGCGGACACGCATGTTGTTACCGCGACTTACAAATACAATTTTCGTGTTCGTTTCAACACAGATTCTCAAATTATAACAGAATTTGTTAATGGTAAATGGGAATTTATCGAAGTAGAATTAGCGGAGGTTAAACCGTAATGTTAGAACCTAATGAATCTTTTCAAAATGCTATTTTAGCTGGTACTCTAAAAATGACTGAGTTGTATGATGTGGAACTACCCACAGGTTTTACATTTCATTACACCACCCACAGCGAAAGTATCTTATGGGGTGACCCCGGCGTAATCTATTACGCACAACCTATTGAAAGACAACAAATAACGAATAATATAAATCTGGAAATGGACACCGTACAGATAAGCATACAAAATATAACAGGTGAGTTATATGAACTTGTTAACAAGAATATATTAGACGCGGCTAAGATAACAATAAAACGAATAAGTTGGGTGGACTCCTATGCACCAGACTTAGAAACTATACTGTTCGTGGGAACCGCCGATGTGGAGTTTGATAGAAAGAACTTAGTACTCTCTTGTAAGTCGGTACTAAACTCTTTAAACATACAAGTCCCAAAACAGTTATACCAGGAACCTTGTAATCACGCCCTCTTTGATATTAATTGCGGTTTAACAAGAGCCAATTACAAATATGAAGGTACATTGACTGTTAATAGTGCTGATAGATTAACTATAACGGATAACAATCTTCAGGTTAATTTAAATGGGGAAAACCCTTCTGACGTTACATTATTCAAGCTGGGTGAGATTGTTCTAACTAGCGGTGATAACGAGGGGCAACGACGGATGATAAGAACAGCTTCGCCAAGTAACATTATTGCCTTTACACCCTTCACTAACGATATCCTTAGTGATGTTACTTTTGAAGCTTACCCTGGTTGTGACAAGAGGGTGGCGGAAACTTGTAGTGACATATTTATTAATCAAGAAAATTTTCTAGGATTTATCCATGTCCCAAAAATACAGGACACTTTATGAGTGATTTACAAACACGATTTGCGGAAGAAGCCGTCAGGTGGGCGGATAAAAAGGTACCTTTTGTCCACCAAGGTGAGACGGAAACTGGGTGTGACTGTACAGGTTTGATAATAGGAATTTTAACGAAGTTTGGCAAATTAAGAAACTATAAACGAATAAAATATAAGTATGACTGGAACTTACACGCCGGAGCTTGTGATATTATAACAGAAGAGCTTCTTAAAATTGGTGAGTTTACGAAAGAGGAAAAAATATCCGGTGATATTTTAGTGTTTAAATTTGGTAAGTGTAATTCACATGCTGGTATTTTTATAAAGGGTAATCAATTTGTTCATTCAGTAGGGAGCGGTATAACAAGGTGTGGGTTTGGAATACTAAAAAATTCTCCATGGGCTAAACGATTAACAGGAGTTATAAGATTAAATGAAGAAAAAATTTCCAGGATATAAAGGTGAAAATCGTAGTGGTAAAGCCGCTATACCGTTAGTTATTGGTATTGCTTTAGCCGTTGTAACAGGTGGTATGGCTGTCCCCGGCTGGTTAGCTGCTATGGGTGTTACGGCTGGTATGGCTACAAGTGCTGTATTTTCCGTTGGTATAGCTCTAGGTTATATGTTATTTCCTGTGGACAACGAAAGTAACATGCCGGAAATGTCAACCTACCCAATACAAAGGAGCGACAAGGGTTCCCCCGTTCAAGTTATTAAAGGGACTTTTAAAGCCGCTGGTAATATAATATGGTTCGGCCCCTTAGTACCCTACACTAAAAAGATAGGCGGGGGTGGTGGTAGTAGCGGTGGTAGTGGCGGAGAAGCCGAAACGACTGTTTATTTCCGGTCGTTTTTAATTAGTCTTTGTCATGGACCCGGTTATGTAATACGAGCGTGGTCGGGTAATACTGAAATAAATATTTCAGATTTTACTGTGTTTGAAGGGTCGGATAACGGTACTGATATTTCCGTAGCCATAGACGAACCCCACGGTGACTACAGATACCTATGTTGTGCTTATTTCGAAGATTGGGCATTGGGCGCTAGCCCTTCTACACCTAATTTTACATTCGAACTTTCTGACCAACCCGCACCAATCCCTGATTACCCGTCACACCAGACCAATCCAGCACCTGTGGCGGAACCGGCTACACCTGGCGGTCCTACCGAAATTACTAGTTACGCACAATTACAAGCGATAGACCTTACTATAGCTTCAAGATCAGATGATTACATTTTAATGAATGATATAAATTGCGCGGGAGAGGCGGATTTTACTCCTATTGGCGATTATGTTGGCGGTAATCCTGTTAATATGTTTACGGGAACTTTTGATGGAAATGGTAAAACAATT